GATGCGACTACCAAATGGTTTCGGTAACATCAGCAAATTAAGTGGTAATAGAAGAAACCCATACAGAGCAAGAACATTAATGGGATTTACAGACGAAGGAAAGCGAATATACAAAAATATAGGTTACTTTAAAAAGTATGAGGAAGCATTGACCGCACTTGTGGAATATCACAAAAACCCAATGGATTTTGAAAGTGATATAACATTTATTGAATTATACGAAAGATGGTCTGCAATTAAGTTTGAGAAAATATCACCAAGTAATATTAACGGATACAAAGCATCGTATAAGTTATGCGAGTCTATCTACAATAAACCATTAAAAGAAATTAAACTGATTCATTTACAAAGCATCGTAGATAATAGCGGTAAAAATTACCCTACCCTTAAAAAGTTAAAAACATTCTTATCTCAAATGTATGACTATGCTGTAATGCAAGATATAATAAGCAAAGATGCTGATAAGACAGAATTCATCGACATAGGCACTAAAACTGAAAGTAATCTACACTACAAGTTCACTAATAAGGAAATGGATGCATTGTGGAGATGGTCTTCAAATGATTATGTACAAGTGATTCTTATGCTCATATACTCTGGTGCAAGAACAGGTGAATTCTTCAATGTAAAGAAAACTGACGTAAAATTAGAAGAAGGATATTTCAATATCGTTGAAGGCAAGAATGCAAATGCTAAAAGAAGAGTACCTATTCACCATAAAGTAATGCCATTCTATGAAAATTGGATGAGCAAAGATGGAGAATATCTCATAACCAAACTTAATGGCAAGAGATTCGATTTCAAATCAGACCACAGACAATACATCGAAAGTTATTGGAATCCTATTCTCAAAGACATTGGCATATTAGAATATAAAAATGAAAATGGAGAAATGAAAGAACACCTACCTCACGATGCAAGACATACATTTGCTTCAATGTGGAAAGAAAAGAAATTAGATGAAACATTCCGCAGAAAAATACAAGGTCATTCTGGTAAAGGAATAGGCGAACAAGTATATACTCACATTGACATGGAAAACCTAAAAGCAGAGCTTAACCAACTATAAAGTGTGTAACATTTGTGTCACATATGTGTAACTTTATCTAATTTTTATCCATTTTTAGAGGTTTTTAAATTGAAGGTAAAAATGAAGAAACCCCTTGAAAACATTGAGTTTACAAGGGATTCCGATAGTTTCAAATTTTGAATTGTTATTATCTCTTTGAGAATTGGAAACCCTGTAATATCAATGATTCCCGATGCATTTGTGTAACATAAGTGATACTTTTAAACACCTTTATAGACTCTTTATGACACGAAAAAGGCATCCCTCGTTATGAAGGATGCCCTTTTTCTATATTTAAATTGGAGGTGATTATGTCTATTTAACTAATGTAAGATTTTTAACATCAATAGCACAAACTGTAATACCTGCATAGGTGATTACCGCTCTATTACCATTTAACTGTTTTACTTTATGCTTTCTGCCATAGACAAAACTTGCAAGAGATTTGCCATCATAGGTTTTTGCACCCTTTTTAACTTTTACTGTGCTACCTACTTTGATATTTCTTACAAGTTCATTAACTCTGTCTTGTACTTTATCATAATCGTACCCTGCATCCGTTAATCTCTGCTTTCTTGCCTCACCATTACCCCATTTACCATCAATTACTTCTTGAGCAACTGTGCCAATGCTCTTTAATGGTGTAGCAACAGGCTTTGTTGCTTTATATCTATTCTTTCCTGCCTCTTTTACGAGTGTTGGATAATCAACATAGCAATAGTTCATATCCACATTGCCCTGAATACCATCTACTTTGCCCTTACTTGAATATTGCCACATACCATATTCGCCTTTATAGGTGCATTTACTGTTGTACTGAGCAACCCATCTTGCTTTGGTATTATACCAAGCATCTGTTAAGTAAGTGTTGTTCCAATATGTATTAGCGTAAATACCTACCCAATAACCTTTGCTTTCAAGAATGTCAACAAATGCCTTTGCCATTTCAAGTATGAGTGCTTTTGAGCATTTACCTGTTGTGCCACTATCTTCTAAATCATAGTAAATAGGATATTGAAGTTTATGGTCACCAATAAGTCTTAATACGTGTTGTGCCTCTGATTTTGCTTTTTCTACAGAGTTTGCATAACTGTAAAGATAAACACCGAATGGCATACCAATTCTTTCGCACTCTGCCATATTTCTTGCAAACTGTGAATCATCTTGTGAAGCAATATCACTACCATAACCACATCTCAAGATTGCAAAGTCAATACCTGCATTCTTTACCTTTTGCCAATCAATGTTACCCTGATGTACTGATACATCAATGCCTTTTGTTAATACTGTCATAATTATTCTCCTTTCGCTACGTGCATTGCTTTATTGCCAAGTAAATATGTAGATATTACCGCCATAATTACTGAAATTGTTGCGATAATTTTATCTGCATAAGGAATACTCCAAATAGGGTCTAAACCTACAAGCAAAGCATTTGTAATTGTTAAGATATTAAGTGTGTATTTTGATATTGTTTTTATTTTCTCTAACATTAAAACCATCTCCTTATTTTATAATTAGTGCCAACAAAGCACCTAAAACCGCTGTTATAACACCTGTAATAACACAACTTATTAAGGTACGTTTATAATATCTTACATCTTCTGTCGGTTGTTTTTCGATAGCATCCAAACGAACATCAATATTACCAACCTTTTCATCAACACTCTGCATTTTCTGTGCAAGAAGTTCAATAGATGTTGCAAGTTTATGAATAGCTTTGATTTCCGATTTAACATCATCAACTAACTTAAAAAGTGTTTTAATGTTCGTTTCGAGAATTGCTACCTTTTCTTCAGGGAGCATAGACATAAATTATCACTCCTCATTTTCTGTTTCTTCAATTACTGTTTCATCTGTAATCTCTGTTTCATCTTCAATCGGTGTTTCATCAATAACAGGTGTTTCAGGCTCAATGTACTGATTGTCAATAGCCTGTTGAATTTCTGCAAGGTCACTATCTTCAAGATAACCACACTTGTACCATTCCATAGCATCGAGTGTAATCTTAAAGTCAGGCTTATGACCGATTGCACCTATTAAACCACCCTTTAAAAAATCTCTTGCATCAAAACTCATAATGTACTACCTCCTGTTGAAATAATTGCTTGTTGTAATTTAAAATAATCTTCGTTTACTTGCGAATGAATGTTACCTATTGCCTGTGCATTAGGCTTGTTTACATAATAGTCAACTTCCATATCTGCCTCACTTAAAATCGTTGTTGTAGGCTTGTTAGTATGTAATTTCTTATAATCATTAAGTTCGGTTTCGGTTAATGGGATTTCTCTTTGTGTTCCAATAGGTGCTATGATAGTAACATTATTACTTGAAAGCCAATTATTGAAGTCTGTTGCATTTGTAAATCTTGTATCTTTAATGTATATTGCATAATTGTCTATGTTAAAGGTAAAATTCATTCCACCCGAACCTGTTTCCCCGTTCACATAATGAGTTGATTTTTTAACATAACCACCATTACGAACACCTGTATTGCCATATACATAAAATCTATTATTGCCACTATCATAACTAAACCCTGTTGTGCCATTTAAAGTAACTGTTGTTACTCTTTGGATAAACATACCCCTATTAAAGTCAACTTCGTCTTTAATATCGCCTACGCTACGGAGTGTGTAAGGCATTGTTAAGGTTTGTTTGTTGCAAGGCTCGTAAGGTGTTGCTTGTGTGCCTATCTCAATTTGTGGGTATACTGTTGCATTCAAAACCGAACCTTTTGTCGCATATGTTAATATCAAGCGTACAAAATCCCCTTTTTCAAGTGAAATAACGTCATTATCAAGCCAAACACCTTTATGAATACCCTCTGAATTATATATAAACCCACCGATACCACCACTAAGCGTAAGTGCTACACCTATAGGAAAATTACGTACTTCAACTTCACCTATTGAACCTTCATCCGTAACAATTCCCGATAGAGTATAAGAACCATCTGCATTTCGTGTATAAGATACTCCACGTTGTGAACTACCACTACCCCATAAACTTAAAGAATTTAATATATTCTTCCCATACAATCCAACCTCAAAACTACCGCTATCACCAACGCTCTTTAACTCTTTCGGCTCTGTCGGTGTCGGTGTGCCATTCTGCTCTGTCTTTCCGTATAACTTTAAATTCTGTAATGGTGCTTGACTACTTTCTATTGTGATTGCAGAGCCTGTGGCGGTTGCTGTAACAGATGGAATAACATCTGCATATTTTAAAAATGTAGATTTTTCTTGTGAGCCATCTATATCAGTTTTGACGATGCTAATGACTTCTCCATCATCTTCTAAATCTATGCCTAAATTATTGAATGCTTCATTTCGGTTTCTCTCGTTTTCAATTCTCTGACCTTCATTAACTAATATTTCGTCAAGAAATGCAAATTCTGGTGCAGATGCTAATTCAGAGTCATTTACCGCCCTTTCATCGACTACAATATTAAAACTTGGTGTAGTGAGAACACCACCATCTTCGTCATATATTCTTATTTCACATTCAAGTACACCTGCAGCAGCAACTGTCTGTGGTGTGAAATCATAACGAATAATACCATTCTCAATAACACAGTTATTAAATAAGTAATTATCATCACCTTTTTTACCTGTGAATACACCAAATGAGTTCTCGTGAATTTTATAAGGCTTACCACCTTCAACAAGTGTAATATATATCTTACAACTCACATCTCCGACCTTAACAGGTATGGTTGCCTGTGAACGTACCTCGTGAATATCTAACAATATTCTAAACTTAGTGTCTTTCATATCACATCTCTCCTTTACTTACATATAATAACATTTTAGGGTGATATCTTTAATACCACCCCTCAATGCTTTAGTCTATCCAACCACGAACAGTTTTGTATGAATTTTTATATACACCCAATGAGTAAACTTTGCTTTCAATTTTTCTCATTTCTGCTGTATCACCATTCTGATATGCTTGGATATATAATGGTTTATAGGTTTCAAGAACATAGCCTTGTTTCCAACCATGTAAGGTTTCATCAATCTCTTCATCAGAGCCATATACACCCATTTCATACAACGAATCACGAATGTCATTCTGCTCATATGAATCATCATCTGCTAAAGCCTCTTCATATAATGGCTTCCAATATGATGTAAGACTACTACGGACAGATTTTCTTGCCTCTTCTTCGGTCTTACCATTAGCAACCTTTGTAGCAACGATTTCTTCAATCATTTCTGTTGCTGCTTGAGTATTACCACTTGCAAGAGCATCTTCTACATACTTCATCTTATAAATTGATTTTTCCTCATCGGATTCTTCTTCAGCTTCAAATTCATAGGATTTAATCATCTTGATGATTTCATCTTGAGTATAAATTCCTCTGTATCTGTCACGAAGTTCTTTGACTACATCCTTGTAAGCTTTGTCTTCACCATCTCTTAATGCCTCTGCTCCTTCTTCGATTTTTCCACCGAAATAGTTCGCTTCGGTTTGGATGGCACTTGATACTACCTCTTTACTAAACTTGCCTTCTGAAGCAATCTGGTTAATGATAGAGCCATATTTAGTGTAATCACTATCAAGTAATGCATCTACACCCTTAAGAATTCGCTTATCGTTATCTCTTAAGCCTTTCTTGAGAGAGTTATCAATGTTTTCTCCCTCATACCTGTCGATAACTTGTTGCTGACCTTCCGCTTTTGCTTCATAGAGTTTATCTGATTTAGATTTCTCTTTAGTTAATGGTAAGCCTCTGTAGATAGCATCTGTTATACCTTGTGCATAAGGAACATTGTTATCGAAGATATTCTTTGCAACATTGTAGATTTCTCTACCTGTTCTTAACAAGTTCTTTGCAGGTACACCAAACAACGATGCAATTGAGCCGATAAGGTCTTCCACCTTGCGATAACCTGAAACTGTATCACTTGATAATTGAGTAACACTTTCATAAATGTCTGTGAATATCGCAAAATCAGTTCTTTCTACATTCCATCCGCTTAAGATAGATGTAATATCTTTTACGAAAGGAAGCATATTAGGAATAAACAAATCACTTACAAGGTTTTCTGTTGTTGATTCCAGATATTTTTCAAGATATGATTGGTCTTCATCATCATCTCGAAGAGCATAAATAAATGATTTCATCACAGAAGCCATTATAATTGATGCTACTGTTGCACCTATGATTCTTGTTGCCTTGCCTTTAGAAATTTTCTTTCTTGAAGATTGAAGCACAGCATCATAAAGCATATTAAATGATGTTGTTGGCTCACCCATAAATGACATTGACATCTGAACAAGGTCACTCTTACTTCTTTGGAATCCACTTCTGGTGAAGGTTGAATCATATACTTGAGTTTTGTGAACAACTTCAGTAAATCTTTCGCCAACCTTCTGGTAGAATTCCTCTGTGCCAAATTTAAGATTGCTTGTTGCTTTAACCTCTCGCTCTACAGCACTCCAGATGATGTTCCAACCAATTTCATCGGCTTTGGAAGCACCCCACATAAATGCATTGTCAAGAGATTCGTTTCTGTAGGTTGAGTCAGTAAAGAAACCTTTAACCTTATCTTTGCCTTCGTAAGATGGCAATGTTAAAAGAGTTTCTAACCTTCTGCCACTACCGATATCGAAACCACCAAGTTCTTTGATTACAGCAATTGGTGCATACTTTTTAATGAGTTCCCACTTTTCGTTGTGCTTAAGTTTATCACTCGCACCTACAAAGTATTTACCATCAATCTCTGCCATTGCTCTTAAGATTGCTGTAGGCTGTTGAACAACAACTGATGTTGAAGCTGCAACCGCTGTTTTCTTAAACTTACCGAACATACTTGCAACAGGTGATTTTGCACCTTGTGAAGAAACACCGCCATTCAAATCTTTAAGGAAATTATCGAGATATTCCTTTGCAGATTTTCCGAATACTGAATCAAGAACAGTTTTCATAGATGTGGATGCTTCTTTGTAACCTAACACCTTATTGAGATTATCAATAGGAATAACAAGTGAATGGTATGTACTCATCTTGCCTACATGCTCTGCCCATACTGTCATAAAATCTTCTAATACAAGAGGATTCTTCGCATGAGGTACTGTAGTTTTAGTCATTCCAGAATTACGAAGTGAATAATTCTCTGATGGATTATTTACTATCGCAAGGAAATCCCTTGATGATTTAATTGGGAAGTAGTTCTTTTCATTAAACCAATCAACACCATATAACACTCTTGAAATCTCGTTACCCTTTGCAGCCATATCTGTTGAAAGATAGCCTTGCATTTCATCTACGAATCCCTTTAAGCCTTTTACCTTATTGATAATATTACCGATTTCAGCAAGGTCTTCAAGAGTTAATTTATAAGCCTCTGCATCTGTTGCTCTGTAGGTTTTAGGTTTTAATGCACCTTTGACTACACCTTCATTTGCTTTGAAGAATTTCTTATCGTTGAATACGAAACCACCAAACATCATATGGTCATATGCTTGTTCTCTCTTTGAGTAAGCATAGATTGACATGATTTCTTGAAGAGTTATTGTAAACTCTCTGCCATCTTTAAGCTTGATGTCATATCGTTTATTCATATCCCATGAATCATAACCATATTTTTGCTTTACTCTTTCTGCAAAAGTAATTGCTTCTTGATAATCTCTACCGAGAACATCTTCACCTTGTCTTGCAGCCTCATACAATTTCATTAATGTAGAAGAGCCTAATCTCTGGAATGCATAGTATGGTTTTAATTCATTCCAACTATACTGAAGCATCTTGCTCTTGAGAGTATCAAGTTTTTCATATGGAACAGTTTTGGTTTTCTTGTTTGCTGATATCTGCATCATTATCGCAGAAGACATTTTTTGAACATCTTCTCGCTTTCCATTAACGAATAACTTGTTAGCATCTCTTACTGTTGTTAAAACCGCTTTGAATGCTGTGTAAACATCAAACATTTGGCTTTCAGACATCTCTTTAACCTTTGCACCTTCAAGCCTATTTGCCAAGCCATCGATGTAGGTATACACACCTTCGTTATATGCTTCCTTAACATAATCTTCTTCAGAGTTCTTTAACTGTGAATATGCTTCTGCTAATGCTTTAACAGCTTTGCCTACACCATCCTGCTGAAGTTTTTTCTTCTCATTGGTGATAAGACTTGAGAGTTTCTTTTCAAGGTAACCCATCTTTCTTTCAACACCACTAATGGTATCTTTAAGGTTAGCAACTTGAGATTCTGTACCTTCCTTATCCATTAAAGAGAGCATATTTTTCATATGTTCTTCTCTAATGTTATTCCAATATCTGTACTTCTCAACATCTGCCATTTCCTCTTCACGAGGATTAATATCCGCTTGAGTAAGTATAAACTTTGCAGAAAGGTCATCATCAAATAAATACTCTGCTAATTCCAATGCCTTCATAACAGCAGGTTGAATTGGAATCTTAACATTTCTTTCTTTTGAGCCTTTTGAAAGAATAGAATTGAGTTCTTTAACCACACCTTTGATTCTGTTCTTCATTACTGTGCGATTCTTTCTCTCTCTTTCATTAACCTTTACCTCGTTAACATGCTCTTTATAAGCTTCCAATTGAGCATCCTTATGCTCTTTAACCTTTTTAAGCATCTCTTCGAAATGCTCTTTGGTTTTAAGTTCCTTTGCCTTGTGGGATTCACGAAGAGCATCCATCTGTTCTCTGTGTTTACCTTTAAGAAGATTTACCTGTAACTGATGTTTATCTGCAAGAGTTTTAACTGTAGGCATTAACCAATATGCATCATAGATTTGCTCTGCCATCCAATCAACTCTCTGCATTTGCTCTTCTTCGTTAAGCACAGATTCAGTTTCCTTCATATTTTTAATAATCTTTTCAAGTTCGATAGGCATATCATTTGTTGAGATTTCAGCATCGAAAATATGAGGATAATTGCTTGACCACTCTTGCCATTGAGAATCGAGAGAAGTTCCCTTGTTAACAAAGTTAATACTACCGAAAAGACTCTTACGGAATGCATTGTATGAGCCATAATGGTATACAACTTCTGCCTTTTGTAAATCATCGAGAACAACGCCTTTACCACGAATATCCTTTAACACTTCTTCAGCATACTCATATTTAGGTTTTGTTTCTGTAGGCATCTCGTAATCTACCCACTTCGCAACTTTATAAGCACCTTCCATCACGAATTCCCATGTTAATTCATCGGAATTAATTATGCTTGAGAAATACTCATCTAACCTCTTTACGAAGCCATTAAGAAGGTCTTGGTCTTTCACTTGCTTCATACCGAAATCATGTAAGAGTTTCTTTGCAACATCTTTGTACTTTGCCTTTGCTAAAACCTTGCCATGAGTTACTGTGCTTTGAAGCTTTAGCATTTCCTTGAGATTCTCAACATCTGCTTTAAGATTTTCGTTTTCTCTCCTCAAGCCTAATTCTTCAAAAGATATTCTGTATGCTCGGTCTTGGTATGCAAGGACATCAAAGTGTTCTACTTCAAATTTATCTGCACGATATGTTCCCTCGATTTCTGTACGATGGTCTTCATTAAGAGGAATGATGTTATGGATGTATGCATTGTGTTGTAAGTAAAATTTGTCATCAAACTGACTTGTTAATCTCTGCAAATCGATTGATTCAAGTCTAACTCCGTTATCATCACCCTTATACACTCTATCGTCTTTATAAAAAATAATTCCAATAGGAGTTCTTGATGCACCTGCCATTTCCAATGCTCTCATTCTATGTCTGCCATTATGACCTAAAACTTTTCCTGTTTCCATATCTACCATGAGATAAGGCAATTCTCTGTTATGGCGAATTTCATGGATATAATCTCTGTCACCCATTACACTACCATAGTCACCGCCAACTTTGGTATCAAACACTTCTCTTCCCTTTACTCTTGTTTCATAACGAAGAGTTAAGTCTATGAAATCTGATGGAGATATAGAAGCAATCCATTTGTTTGCATAATCGACTCTGCTACCTGCACCGCTATCTTCTATAAGATAGTCAATTCGATTTTGTGTGAGTTTTCCGTATCTTATATATCTGTCTTGGTAGCGGATGTCATCACTCTCTGTAGGATTGAGATTGTCAGCATTCTTGAATTGATTGCTTAAAAGTGAAACATATTCGTGTACACCATCTTCGTAAGCATATATCACACCATCATAACCTAAAACTTCATGTACCTGTTTAAGCACGATTTCTGCATCTGCAACATTAGACAACTCCGCTACAATATCAACATCATTATCGTTGCCAGAATAAATTATGTCTGTAACTTTTTTGTATGCATCTACCATATTCATTTGATAGGTATTCACATAATTTGAAATCCAAGTATCACGAAGTGCTTCTTGAACATTTTCGTAACTATCATCTGCCACAAGACTTTTTGCTTCTTCTTCGCAAATTGCTTGAATAAGTTTAACAAGTTTAGGTTTTTTAATTGTTACTTTTTCTTCTGACATTGGATTAGTTATGTTCAAATAACCTTCGAGAAGTTGACCGCCTTCTTTTTCATAACCTTCAGCAAGACTCTTATAATCTGTAAAATAAAAACCTCTTCCATGAGCATTTCCATGAGTATTAAGATATTCGTGCTTGAAAATTGTGAATTTGCTTGGACTACCATGATAAACAGGAATCAATCTACCTTCAGCATCCCTAACCTTTGAATCCTTAAAGAATTCAACCTGTTCTGGAGAGAGTTCTCTGCCTGTGGAATCTCGGTCTTGGAATTGCTCATCACCTTGTAAACTTTGAATATTGACATTTGCTGAAGATTGTGGTAAATTATCTTCGAAGTCAACGATGTTATCGCCCTGCCTCATCACTTTATTAGTGATTGTAGGGGAATCGTTGGCTTCATCTTTTATATCAACACGATGCACCCAAAACTTGTTTTTTCTGGGTGATTTTTTTATGTCGATTTTCACTAAAACTTGTTTACCATCGATGTCTATTTCAGATTGAATATATGCAAACTTTTTATTAGGTGAATTTTTATGTTCATCACTAACATTATCTTCATAAAGTTCGCCATTTTCGATGATTTCAGGCAAATGTCGAATTGTTGCAAGTTTCAATGCCTTTTAGATTTACCAAGTCTTGCATAATTGTTAAAATCGAATGTTTCGTTTATGCCACTCTTGTTAGTTTCAACAATCATTCCAGACATCTTATTTGTATCTGTTCTGCTTCGTGATTCATTGTCTGTAAAGAAATTCTCCTTTAACAATGTAGCCATTACCTGTCTTTGAACATGAATATAATCACCGATATTTGTAACACCAAAGGACTTTGCTGTATCTTCTATAAACTCTTGCGAGGTTTTATTTGTATCTCGCTCTTGGAATTGTTCATCAGAATTCACTATAGCAACTTTAGTTACATTATTAACTGTTTCACCGATACCCTTTGCGATTTCGGTTATATGCTCATTCATATCTCCGTTAAGAAATCTCTCGGTAACATATCTACTTGCATAATCGAAATCTTCTTTTACGCCCTCATATCTTGCGATTTCATTGTTAAGGATGTCAAGCACTTCGCCTTCATTAAAGACAGGCTGAACAGGTTTTTGCTCGATGATTTCACCTGTCTTTTGGTTTATCATCTTTCTGTCTATTAAGAGTTTCCAATAGTTATCTTCTACTGTGAAGTCTACATTTGCATGACAGAATTTAGGAACAAGACCTCTTTCGGCACAAAGTTCAAGGTATTTGTCTGCAGCTTCTTGCATTGCCTTATAAGCACCATACATAACACCATACTTTTTCTGTGCTTTGGCATCTGTTGGTTTAAGGTTTTCTAACTTTGCTGTTTTTCTCGCTACCTCAAGGTCAAACCACTCGGAGAAGTTCGGTGCATTATGGTAGTTAGCATCACTTGCATCAAGTAACTTAACACCATGTTTCTTTGCATTTTCCAAAGCATCTTTTTTAGATGTGATTTTCTTCTCGCCTTGATATGCCTCGTAAGAAACCCATGAAGGAATATGCATAGCCTTTCTAACAACTTTACTCATTGCTGAATGGTGATAAGGAATAACATAGTCTATGTCTGCAGAATCTAACAACATCTGAATTTGCTCATTAGCAATACCAATGCTTATAGTACCTGCAACATCTGGGTATTTATCACGAAGTTCAAGTGCAATCTTAAATGCCATACCTTCTACAGAATCGAAATCAAGTTTACCACTAAATTCCCTTGAAGGAATAAGTGACAAGTTAATCATTTGACCTGTTAATCCCATAAGATTTACATAGTCTGGCACTTTGGTGTATGCCTGCATCTTTGCCTTCTTGGTTGATAATTCAATTATTGCAGCTACATAATCAAGCAAATGAATTACTTGGAAATCACTCCATGATTGAGAGCGTAATCCATTTTCTTTATTCATTGCAGCAATAAGGTCA